GAACGTTCTCCTTCGCGGACGCCCTGACCCAAGGATCGACCCGCGCGTTTACGATCACCAATGGAACGGTGAATCTGAAGAACGGCACGACCAGCACGGTCGGCTCCTTTACTACCGGCGCGGGCACCACCCAGCGTTTTCTGCAAAGCACGGTGGCCGGATCGCAAGCCACCATCACGGACCCCAGCGGAACCAACGCCGCGACGTATTTGACGATTCAGGACATCGCGGCTGCGGGCGGCGCAACGTGGAACGCATTTGCGGCAAGCGGCAGCATTGACGCGGGCAACAACACCGGATGGAATTTTGGCTATACGCCGCAATATGCCTATGAATATCCGATCGAGCTTCGGTCGTTCACAGAAAGGACGCGTTTCTAATGGCCATGACCCTCAAGGCTGTCACCTCATGCCTGGGGTATCAGCAGATCACTTCGCTTAGTTCCTCGACGGGGCTCACAGTCCCGGCCACGGACCCGAGCGGCAACAAGCAGCAGCCGACGTTCGCGCTGATCATCGCCGAGACGCAGGCTGTGCGCTGGCGCGACGATGGCACCGCGCCGACGGCGTCGGTCGGTATGCCGCTCGCGGTTGGCGTCCCGCTCCAGTACGACGGCGACCTGACCAAGATTCGGTTCATTGAACAGACCGCCAGCGCCAAGTTGAACATCAGCTATTACGCATAATGTTTGACGAACGCAGATCAAACATGTTACGCATGAAACTACCGTACCGGCGAGGCTCACCGGGAATCCCATAGGGGTTAGACATGGACGAAAATGTCCCATTTGAAGCGGATGCCTCCGCGCCAGAACTGGAAGCCACGGCAGCATTCCAGCCTGAAGACAATCTGACGCCGGAAACGCCGATCGAACAGGAAGCGCCTAAGTCTTTCACACAGGAAGAACTGGACGCAATCGTCGGCAAGCGCCTCGCACGCGAGCAGCGCAAATGGGAAAGAGAGCAGGCTCAACGGCAGGCTGACCTTCAGGCGCTTCGCGCACCTGTAGACATCCCGTCCCAAGAGTACTTCAACTCGCCAGAGGACTACGCGGAAGCGTTGGCCGAACGGAAAGCTGAAGATCTGGTTGCTCGGCGGGAAGCCGCCAAGCAGCAGACTGTCCTTTTAGAGCAGTATCAGACGAAAGAGGAAGAGGCGCGGGACAAGTACGACGACTTCGAGCAAGTCGCCTACAACCCCAACCTTCCTGTGACGGATATGATGGCTCAAACGATCCAGGCATCGGACATTGGCCCCGACGTAATATATTACCTCGGCTCCAACCCGAAAGAAGCCCAGCGGATCTCCCAAATGGCTCCGTACTTGCAGGCAAGAGAGATCGGACGGCTTGAAGTTAAACTTAGCGACAATCCGCCCACCCGGAGGACATCAACCGCCCCGGCACCGATTGCGCCTGTCACAGCCCGTGCCAAAGGTACGCCCGCTTTTGATACCACCGACCCACGGGCTGCAAAGTCCATGAGTACCTCGGAATGGATCGAAGCGGAACGGATGCGGCAGATCAAGAAGTTCGAGGCACAACGCAACCGTTAATTTGGGACGACCCACATGGCTAACTCGATTCTTACTATCGACATGATCACGCGCAAGGCGCTTGAGATTCTCGAAAACAACCTTGTTCTCACCCGCAACGTGAACCGCCAGTACGACGACAGCTTTGCTGTCGAAGGCGCCAAGATCGGTTCGACCCTGCGTATCCGTCTGCCTGACCGTGCGCTGGTGACCGACGGCGCGGCGCTTCAGGTGCAGGACGACAACGAGCAGTTCACCACGCTGACCGTTGCCAGCCAGAAGCACATCGGCGTGAACTTCACGTCTGCCGAACTGACCATGCAGCTTGACGACTTTGCCGAGCGTGTTCTCAAGCCGCGTATCTCGCAGCTTGCGTCCAGCATCGACGCTGACGTCGCTAACGCCTACAAGCAGATTTACTCGACTGTTGGTACGCCAGGCACCACGCCTGCAACCTCGCTGGTCCTGCTTCAGGCGCAGCAGAAGCTGAACGAATACGCTGTTCCGATGAACAGCCGTTATGCCACCGTCAACCCGGCTGCCAACGCCGGCCTGGTCGAAGGCTTGAAGGGTCTGTTCAACCCGGTCGATACCATCAGCCGCCAGTTCAAGAACGGCATGATGGGTGAAGGCGTGCTGGGCTACGACGAGATCAACATGTCGCAGTCGATCAAACAGCACACCACGGGTTCGCGCACCGCCACCGGCACCGTCACCACGGCTGTCTCAACGCAGGGTCAGGCCACCATCGACCTTTCAGGTCTCGGCGCGGCAGGCACTATCGCTGCCGGCGATGTGTTCACGATTGCTGGCGTGTTCTCGGTTAACCCGCAGACCCGTGAATCGACCGGCGCGCTCCAGCAGTTCGTCGTTCTTACTGCGGTCACTGCCGACGGCTCGGGCAACGCTACCGGCGTGCAGATCAGCCCCGCGATCTACACCGCGGCCAATGCTCTGGCGACTGTCAGCGCGTTCCCGGCAGCCAGCGCCGTGACGACTTTTGTTGGTGCTGCTTCGACCAGCTACCCGCAGAACCTCATCTACCAGAAGAACGCCATCACGTTCGCCACCGCTGACCTTCTGCTTCCGCAGGGTGTCGATATGGCGTCGCGTGCGGTCCACAACGGCATTTCGCTCCGCGTTGTCCGTCAGTACGACATCAACAACGACCGTATGCCTTGCCGTATTGACGTCCTGTATGGTTTCAACACCATTCGCGCGCCGATGGCCGTCCGTCTCTGGGGTTAACCTTTGATGGCCCTCGGTTCGCCGGGGGCCACCTTTTCTGAAAGGATTATACAATGCCTATTCCTAACGGTTCCGGCGGCTACCAAGTCGGCGCGGGCAACCCCAACGAAATCATGTTCACGCCGTCGGCTATTCCGACCGCGTATACTGCCGGTGTGACACTCACGCTAAACGATCTGGCTGGCGGTCTGGTCGTCTATACGTCGGCTAGCACCGCCAACCTTGCGTTGCCGACTGCGGCTTCTGTAGACGCCGCTAACGTCAACCTTCGCGTTGGTTCGTCGTTTGATGTTTCGCTTATCGCCACCAGCACAGGCGTTCCGACCATTACAGTTGGCACGGGCTGGACGCTGGTTGGTGTCGGTACTGGCGTTGCGTCGCGCAGCGTCCTGTTCCGCGCCGTCAAGACCGGCGACGCAACCTACTCGATGTACCGCATCGCAGGC